CCAGCGGAATATTACAAATTACCTGAGTCAGCTACTCGTACTATCGATACTGATTTCAACCCAGGTGGTAATGGTTCATTTGCTTCAGGGCGTGTTCAGCAGATTGCAGGTATGCCTGTGATCATGAGCAACAACATTTCACAGGAGAACAAACCTCCAGGTGGAGCTGATGCTAATGAATTAGGTGGATCTAATAACACCTATGCTGGTGACGATAGTAAGACTATTGGTTTAGTCTTCCATAAGTCAGCAGTTGGTACAGTAAAACTCATGGACATGACTACTGAAATCAGTGGAAGTGATTATGGGATTATGTACCAAGGAACGCTTATGGTGGCGAAATACGCTTTGGGTCATGGAATCCTAAGACCAGAAGCAGCAGCTACAATTAAGTTGTCTGCATCTTAACCACATGCGAAGAGTATCAATCTGGGATGGGTTGGTACTCTTCTTTTTCTTTAGGTATTAAATATGGCTACAGCAACAACAGAACTAGAAGCAGTCAATACCATGCTTTCAAGCATAGGTGAATCTCCTATTAACACCTTGGTTGGTAGTTTGAGTGTTGATGCAAAGATGGCACAAACAATTTTGAAAGAGATTAATAAAGATGTTCAATCAGAAGGATGGCACTTCAACACAGAAATAGATTTAACCTTAACAAGAGATGATTCTAAGCAGATTGCTTTGGCTAGTAATACGTTAAGAATTGATCCTAATATCCATGATCACGCTTCAGTTGATGCTGTTCAAATTGGTTTGAAACTATATGACCGTAAAAAACATACATATGAATTTGATGAAGATTTAATTTGTACTGTTGTTTACTTCAGAACTTTTGATGAAATACCTGAACCTGCTAGACGTTATGTAATGATCAAAGCTGCAAGAATTTTTATTGATCGTATGGTAGGTGACGATGGATTAAGAACTTTTACACAACAGGATGAAATAAGAGCAAGATCAATATTAATGGAAACTGATTATTCTAATGCTGACCATAATATTTTAAGAGGTGATCCAGCGTCTACTACTGTCTTTAACACGTATTCACCTGCTAGTGCTTTAATTCGTTAATCATGGGTCTTATCACTCAATCTATACCTACTCTTTTAAGAGGGGTATCACAAGCTTCTGACACACAACAACAATCAGACCATGCTTGGATGCAATCTAATTTTGTTAGTAGTCCTACAGAAGGATTAAAGAAAAGATCAGGAGCACAATATGTAGCAACATTACAATCTTCAACGATGGGTAATGTACATATACAAACAATTAATAGAAATGAAAATGAAAGTTATATAGCTGTCTTTGGGAACAAATCAATTAAAGTTTTTGATGCTAAAGATGGCACTGAAAAAAATATAGTTTTTGACAATACTTCTGCTGATAATTTTAATTATTTGATAAGAGATGCTTTGCCAAGTCAAGAAGAATTACTTAGTGGTAGTAACTTTATAGCAGGTACATATAGTCAATCAGGAACAACAGTTACAGTAACTTCTAATAGTCATGGATTAAAAACTGGAGATGCAGCAGGAATAGATATTACTTCTGGTACTGGTGTTGATGGTGATTTTACTATTACAGTTACATCTGCAAATACTTTTACTTATACAGCCGCAACTTCATTAACTACAAATGGTATTGTTTATTTTTGGACATCAAACCCAAAAGAAGAATTTAAAACTATTAGTGTTGCTGATCATGCATTTGTTTTAAATACAAATAAAACAGTAGCAATGACTGCTGATGTCAGTACTGGTGCAAACAATGGAGCATTAGTTTTCTTTAATCAAGTTTCAGATAACACTAATTACACAATAACTGTAAATAATACAATAGCTGTACATCCTACAAGTAGTGATAATCCATTAAGCACAACTACAATAGCAACAGGAATAAAAGATAAATTATTAGGTCAAAACGGTAAAAGTCCTGATACTGGAAGTGCTTTAACAGGTTTTACTATCTCTCAAAATGGACCTGTTTTATGGATAAAAAAAGACGATAGTACTGATTTTGGTATTGATGCAAATGACACTCAAGGTGACTCACAGATAACATTAGTTAAAAACTCTACTCAAAACTTTACTGATCTTCCTGTTGTTGCTCCTAATAACTTTGTTGTTGAAGTCAAAGGAAGTGATAGTACAAAGTTTGATAATCATTATGTTAAGTTTGTAACAAATAATGGTGGTACTTTTGAAAAAGGTCAATGGGAAGAGACTGTAAAACCAGGGATAAGTTATAAATTTGATTACGCAACAATGCCATATGTTTTAGTTAGAAAACGTGATGGTGATTTTATTTTTTCACAAGCTGATGGAGGTCAATATTCAATCTTAGATAAAACAGTTACATATTCACTAGCAAATCATGTAGTAACTGTTACTTCTACTGCTCATGGTCTTTCAACAGGAGATCAAATAGAATACAAAGTTCTTTCAGGAAATATAGTTAATGTAAGTGCAATTAAAACAATTACAGTAACAAATGCAAATACGTTTACTTTTCCAGAAACTTCTGGAAATTTCAGCGTAAACCAGTCTCTTTCTTATGGATTAGCAAATACTGAGACTTTACCTAAATGGGGAGAAAGAACAGTTGGTGATTTAGACACTGCTCCTAATCCTTCTTTTGTAGGTCAAAAAATAAATAACATTTTCTTCTTTAGAAATAGATTAGGTGTTCTTTCTGATGATGACGTAATTCTTTCAAGAGTTGGAGACTATTTTAACTTTTTTCCTGAAACAGTAACTACAGTTTTAGATAGTGATCCTATTGATATAGCAGCTTCTCATACAAAAATATCTATATTAAAACATGCAATAACAATGGGAGAAGAATTAATACTTTTTTCAGAAAAAGCACAATTTACATTAAAAGCATCTGATGATACTTTGACACCTAAGACAGCATATATAGTTGTATCTACAGAGTTTGATAGTAATACAAAAGCTAATCCTGTTAGTTCAGGTAATAGCATTTATTTTTTAACACAAAAAGGTGAATTTTCAGGAATAAGAGAATATATAAAACAACCAGGAGTTGAAATAAAAGATGCAAGTGACATAACAATACATATACCTGCATATATACCTAGTAGTGTTTTCAAAATGACTACATCTAGCAGTGAAAATCTTCTTGCATTATTACCTCAAGATTCAAATGACATTTATATAAACCGTTGGCTATATGGTGAAGACTTTAATAAGGTTTTAAATTCTTGGTTTGCGCTAAATCTTTATACGGATTACAATATTCTTAATATAGACTTTATTGGGTCTGATTTATTTCTTGTTGTAGAAAGTGCTACTGAAACAGTTTTATTAAAATTACCATTTAAATCTAAACATGTAGAACCTTATGCACCAGGAGGAGAAGATAATAGTTGTGAATTTCATTTAGATTTTAAAGTAACAGAAGCAACTACAGGTGTTTCTATTACTTATGACAGTAATACTAAACTTAGTACTTTTACTTTCCCTTATAAGTTATATGGAACACCTAAAATTGTAGGAAGATTTTTAGATAGGATATTCCTTGGTGGTACAGATGAAACAAGCACTTATGTAGATAGTAAAGGTAATACAAAGACACTTGACGTAGGTGAAACAATTGAAACTTCTACTATTGCTTTCAACGATAAAGGAACTACTTCAGTAGTAACAGCAACAGGTGACTATAGAAATTCAAAAGTAATCATGGGATATGAATTTAGTTCAATGTATGTTTTTAGTACACAGAAATTAATAGATCAAAAAACTAATGCTCCAATATTAGGAGGTAGATTTCAACTACTTAATTTTTATTTAAAGTATGAAAGGACTGCATTCTTTGAAACAAGTGTTTCGTCTCCTAATGGTGGGTATAGCCGTTATAAATTTACTCCAAACCTTTTAGGTGTAAGGCATTCAACAGGTTCAACAGGTTCAGCAACTCAACCATTAAGTAAATTAAGAACACAAAAAGGAGTTTTTAAATTTCCTGTAATGGCTAAAGCAGATATGACTAGTATTGAAATTTCTAACCGTTCTTTTTTACCAGCACAGTTTCTTAGTGCAGAATATGAAGCAATGTACCATTCAAGATCTAGAAGAATTTAATGGCATATCTAAGAAAATCTAATTTATCTGACCTTACTTACGTCTGTAACCATTTAAGAATTTTAGATAAAATAGAAGCTTGGTATCAAACAGGTCAACAACCAGAAGAAGCACTAAGGCTTACTTATTTATTTACAGAAAAGAATTTAGCTATTGCTGGTGATGAAGATCAAGCAATAGGTTTATGTGGTGTATGCAGCGATGGAACTATATGGATGGTTGGTACAGATGAACTAACAAGTAAAAGAAGTTATAGGGTTGACCTAATTAAAAAAGG